CTACGATCCTACCGCCTGGGGCATGGGTGGGGCAAAGTCAGATAATTTCTGATTCAGAATGGCAATCTGATCCGAATTGTTATCCGACATCCATGCACCATAAACCTGATACACCATCTGCGCATTTGTGTGACCCATTTGCGCCGCGATGAAGTTCGGGTTTGCTCCTGCGGTTAGCGACCAGCATGCATAGGTATGCCTTGACTGGTATGCCCTCCTGTAACGCAAACCTGCTCGCCGCATTGCTGACTCCCAACTCTGAGCTACAGAGCCAACAGCGTAATGGTGGCCGGCGATCCCGTTTGTTACAGTAGCCTGTGGGTTAAAGACGAAAGTGCAGGGGTGAGTGGTTGTCCGGCCATACTCCCGCAATTTAACTTCAACCTGATGCTGCTTACCGAGTCGTGTCATTTCCGCCTGGATTTTAAGAACATCAATAGCCGGTTGGATCAGATGAATAACCCTGTCAGTGCCTGCATCCGTTTTTGGCAGGGTGAATTCTTTCGTTAATGTGTGATTCCTTCTTACCATCAGGGTTCCTGCCTTCAGGTCGATATCCTCCCACGCCAGCCCGCACAACTCCCCATGACGCATCCCTGTATACACCGCCAGTGACCAGAAATTCTTTATCTGCTGGTTGTAACAGGCATCAATGAGTCTTACGAACTCGTCCCGGGTTAGCGGATCCGGAACGGCCTTCGCCTTCTTCAGAAAGTCGATGCCATCAAACGGGTTCTTCTTTATATACCCACTTTCGGTAGCGAACTGGAACATGAAAGACATCACCATCATGTAGTTATTCACCGTCCGTGCAGAGCGTCCTTTAACCGGCGTTCGCTGTCCTTTCTTCAGGGTGTGATACCCGGTCAAAAGCTCCTTCCTTATAAACAGCAAATCTTCCTGACCTACCGCCGACGCCATTTTTTTCTCACCAATCCTTGGCACCATATTCCTGACGATGGATTTATACCGCGACAAAGCGTTGGTCGTTATCTCCATGCTTTTCAGGTCTAGCCATTTTTTAGCCAGCTCGATAACGCTGATTTCTTTCTTATCCTCGCCGAATCGCTGAAGGTTTGCAGACTCCGGAAACTGCGCTGCATAGTTAAAACTTCCTGTCTTAATGGCGTAGCAAACCGATGCGCGTAACTCCCCGGCTACTTTCCGATTCTTTGGCGTGTCCACAACGCCAAGGCTTTCCCTGACCCTGACGCCTTTATACATGAACCATATGCGGAGTGTTCCTCCGTGATTCTCTACGCCTGTTGGGTATGCCATTCTTCCCTCCCGACGTCCAAGAGCCTGACTAGGTTACCCTGTAATTTAATTTCGGGCACCAGGCTGTTTGGCCGCTTGCTGTTCTATCCAGAGATTGATCGCCTCAGTGTTGTACATGCATTCACTGTTTGGCTTGGGTTCACCGTCAGGGGAAACGTGCAAATATTCACGCCCCAAAAACCAAGACTCGCGCCGGGCCCGCTCGATGGTCCCGCGCTTCAGGCCTGTTACGGCGATAAGGTTTTGCTCGGTCACCCACTTATTGGCAACCAGTTGGATCACTTCGCTCATTGGTTATCTCCAGGCATTAAAAAAGCCGCTGGGCTGCGGCTATTTGAGTTGGATGTGGGGGATTTTTCCGGCGGCGATATCTGCATACAGCCTGCTTAATTGCTCATCTGAAACCGATCCGTTAGCCCTGAGGGAATGCGATAAATATTTGAGCGCCTCATCACGCTTACGTTCGGATTCTGAGAGGATGGGTCGGAAAGCACCGTGCGGTGATGAGTATTCTAAAATTTCATACGCCTTTGGCCCCTCTACCCACCTACCAACCACGCGTCCTTCATCATGACCGATAATTTTAGCCCGATACCACTCACTGCTCCCCGAGTCGAATAAAGCTTCACACTCAAAACCAACCGGCGGCAATCCCTCTCCATTCCACAGAGGCTGACTGGCGGTCAGTGCGGACTCATACTGCTCGAAAGTTACCTTTTCACATTCGCAGGGAATGGTTTTCTTTCTTACTGCATTCAACGCAATTGCTCCATATTTTTCACCGCAATCTATCGGCCAGTTACCTGATGCATCATAAAAATCGATATTTGCTTCATCCACGAAACGGCAGCATTCAACCGCACCCTCCGGCCACCCACCGCGCTTCGGTAATTCCTGCACCAAAATATCAATCAGTTTCACGTTATCCTCCAGGCAAAAAAGAAGCCCGCACGAGGCGGGCCAAAATCAACGAGGGTATTCTCCATTTAACCGGAACGAGCTTCGTTCTCATCCGGTCAGGTGCGACATTGCACCGGATAGCCGACTCAGGGAATCGGCTGGCAGGTGTTAGTCGGTTGGTGGTTCAGGGAGGGGCATCCAGTGAGTTACTTCAGGCTGATAATTGCTTCCACTAACCCACAGATTTTCGCATCGGAAAGCAACGAATGGCGTTCCGCCGCGGCTGACATTTATGCAGACAACATGATCCTTATCTTCAGGCACCCGCTCGCTGCACTTAATCCATTCCATAATCCGTCCTCCTTACCATTCACTGTTCTTTAAATTTCACCAACAAAAAAGCCGCTAAAAGCGGCTCAGTTGAGTTTTTGATTATTCAATGACTCATGACGTACAGACGAAACCGCTTCTTTTTTTCTTCCAGCAAAGGAGACCCCTCCGCTTCCAGCATATCGAAAACGGCCTTCATCAATGTGTCTTGCTTAGCTGAGAAAATATTCCAGGACACGTCAGAAAGAAAAACACCTTCCGGCTGACAGCCTTTGGTCATGCATGCCACAAAGTAAATCTGGTCCTCTTCTTTACTACCTACGAAACCCGTTGCCGAAATGTCATCATTCCTAACTGGCTTTGCCCCGCAGAAAGGGCATGGGTTTAATTGCTCTGGTCTCATAATCGCTCCTAATTAGCGTGTGCTGGGTAAAAAGTGAGCATACCAGAATAGTTGATAAAATAAAGAGGCAATACAAGTTAACTATATGTAAATAAAAGATTTTTGACGAGTCCGTCAACTTTAGGCGCTCAGAGATGCACCCATTAACAGTCAGAAGTAAGCAAGCCACGCTTTTCTGTTAACCGCATGGCGCGGAGGTGTTTAATATGTTCTGCTCTTTCAATGTCGGCCCAAATCTGCTCTACCTCGCGCCGGTCCGTAAACTCAAAATCAGTCTGGAACCGCTGCATACTGGCTATGCATACGTGACCGTTTCGGAGGTAGTGGACTGTGGAATCTTTGGTGCGGAGGATTTTGCAGAGTGAGCCGTGGGCGTCGACGTAGTGAGTGTTAGGCTGGATTATCCTGAACATTGGCTGACTCCTGCATTTTCAAAAATGCTACCATTGCAGCTCTTAATGGTTTTTTGTGCAGCTCTCCGTCAATTTGCCATTCAAGACCATCAACCCAAAAAGCTTTGGCATCGGCGCACCACGCATCGCTTCCCAGTTTAACTATTGAAATACCATTCCCTTCGATAATCGGCCACGCGTCGGCTGCGTTGTTGCATGGGTTGAAAACACCACGCTCAACTTCAACTTCTACGGCATCACCGCCAACAACATCCCCTTCATATGAGATAAGAACCATCGCGCCGCCATCACCTTCTTTGTAGTCTGGAGCGCCACCATGAAGCGCTTCAAACACCGCAGCGTTAATCTCAAAGTCGCTCATCTTTCTGTAATCCATCACATCATCCCCCTTTGCTTAGCTCGACGCTCACTGTCTTCCTGACAACTGGCGCATCGCTGACAGCCGGGCACCATCACCCGGCGCAATTCAGGAATATCATCACCGCAATCCGTGCAGTGCGTAGCCGATACCGCGTTGCTGAATGTGCGCCGGTTCGCCAGCGCTATCTGCAAATTGTGTTCAACCTGCTCGTTGGCAGCGTCGATTAGTTCTGCGCTCATGGTGTCCCCTTGCTTATCAGCTCATCAGGAATGTCTACCTCATCGCCAATTTTGGCCGCTACGACAGCTCGACAGATGGCGACGCGAGGGTTATCAGCAATCCACCCTCGGCGTTTTCCATCACCATATAATTCGTTAACGCCAACCCAATGAAGCACCTTTCCAGTCGCCGCGTCTGCCGACTGGTAGCAGCTTATAGAAAGGTTCTCCATCAGCTCTCCGCAATCCTTCCAGTCTGTAGATGGTGAAAACACATAGCGGCTGTGACGCTTATTAACTTCGCCGCACAATTGACGCATGCCGTTTAGGTAGACCTGAGCATACTGAGCTGTGGTAACATGACCACCTATAGCAATGGCAACAGCCACATCAAGTTGTACGCCTTCAAGCTCTGCTGTTTTAACTTTCACGCTGCCTCCACATCTTCGATATATTCCTGTCCAATCCGTATTAGTTCATCTCTGGAGACGTTAGTGATTTGCCCGCGCGGCCGGATGTAAGGTCGCCAGATTAGAAACAACGAGGGTTTCGGGTTTGATTCGCGCTTGCCTTTCGGCCTCGGCGTTGCCGGTTTAAAGTTAATACGCCCGCCGGTAATCAGCCGCACTTCGTCTACGCTCTCCATTGCAAGGCTGAACCATCCCGTTGAGATATCCGCAGGAACAAGCATCACTACCGGCTGTCCCTGTCGGCGGCATTGCTCATCTGCTTTCCTTACCCATGGTGTGATATCGGAATAGGGGGGATTTACCCATACAGGCCCGTAGCTCACCCATTCACAATTCAGCGCGTTATCCAGTTCAGTGAGATAGTGACCGCATAACGCATTACTCTGGCTGGCTGCAGCGTCCAGGTAGAAGCCAAACTCAGCATCGAGAGCGTTGAATATCTCAATAGGTGTTTGCCAGTAGTCGCGCTCGGCGGTGGGGGTTGTTGATCCTCCGTAGTCACTCATGCCGCACGCTCCGGATCGAACACATCCCAACAGTTACGCACGATATTCCAGGCCAGCCGTTTATCGCCGACCTCGTTAATATCGCGCCCGGTAATCTCTGCTATCTCTGCGTTGGTGTGTCGCAGAAACAGCGCAATCTCTTCAGGTTTCCAGTCCATAACTCACCTTAATCCTGTCTGACGTGACCGTACCGACCAGTCCAGACATACTCCTGTTTCTGTGCTGGCTGGCGGGGCCCGATGGCAACGAAGCGTGGGAACGTCGCTGCCTGCGCGTTGTGGAAATGCACTTCGGCTTCATGCCTGTGCTTAATGTGTCGCTCCATGCGAGCTTCCTTGCTCTCTGGCTCCTGCTGATTATCGAATCCGTCGATTAGTTCTTTCATGCGGCTCAGAACCTCTTCGCGGGTGCCGAGCTTTTCAGGCGGGCGTAGGTAATCCGCCCCGGGAAGAGGTGAAACCATTTCAAAATTCCTTATTGAGTTAAATCAGAAGGGGGTATCGTCGTCAAAATCCATGGGTGGCTCGTTATTGCTATGATCCGGTTGTTGCGGCTGGAGCTGCTGTGTTGCCTTGCGCTGGCGAGGACTATCGTTGCCCGGAGTGCCACGCGGTGGAAGGTCAATATCCCTGACAAGAATGGTCGGCGTCTGTGCCTGTGTACCGTCCTGACGAGTCCATTCTTCAATAACAAACTCACCTGACACAGTGACCTTCGCACCTTTGACGATCGCAGAGGATAGTTTCTCAGCCATCGCGCCAAACATTTTGCAGTTAAGCCATGATGTTTTTTCATTCTCACCAAACCCGGCTTTTGCAGGCAGAGAGAATGATGAAATATGCTTTCCATTTGGCGTGACGCGGAGTACCGCGTCTTTGCCAACGTTGCCGGAAATAGTGATAGTGTTAATTGCCATTTATGCCGCCTGCTTTAGCTCAGAGCCGCGCGTTTTAAATACGTCTACGCACTTCTGTTGATGTTCTGGATACTTAGCCAGAGCGTTCCATGCTGGCTTGTAAATGCCCTTCAGTTCTTCAATTGTTCCGCAGTCTGCGGCCAGCGCTGAGAAGTCGGCCAGAATGTCGTCAGGAGAACGCGCTGCAACCTCATGAGTTTCAGCATCCGGGTCGACCGCAGTTTGCTCGGTAGGAATACAGAAGGCCTGAAATGCAGCGTATTTGTAGGCGATAGACATAGCTTTATTTGTGGCCTTATCGCCGCTATCCATAGCCTCACCGTAAGTGATAACGGTGTGCTTACTTCCATCTTCGGTTGCCACAAAATCGAATTCAGCTTTAACGACAACGTAAAACAACACGCCGCCTTTTTGTGTTGTACGCTCAGTTACCGTCCGCTCTGTGATTCGGGGAAGAATAACCAGCCCATGCTTAGCCAGCATTGGTGCAAGCGCGTTGTATACCTGGTCGATTCCGCGGAAATTGAATCCCTGCTGGCGATTTTCTCTGTCCTTGCTAATCCCCTGTTCGGCCATGTCCCTGGCGACAGCGCTTATTGCCTTGTATACGTTCATGTGAAATCCCCTGAAAATTCAGCCCAGCTGATTGCCGGGTTCTGTCGTTCTGCTGCCAGATTTACCGGCTCCTGCTCATCCTGGTCGGAGTCGGCGATAACATCGCGCATCAAACGAATAAACGCTTCGTCTGACCACTGTTCCTGTGCGCTCATGCTGCATGCTCCTGTGGTGCTGATACGCTGTAACCCTGCTCGGTTAGCCAGTCGACGATAACTGCATGGTCTAACTGACTGAGGACTTCGCGACTGTCGATTGTTCCGTCCAGTTCGGCACCTTCTGCCAGGAACGCCGTGCATCCCGGATAAGAACTATCTCTGACAGTCAGGTAATGAGCTGTGAATTTGAGATTCATAGGGCACCTCAGTAATTAAAATTGGTTGTGGACATCCCGGCGCTATGTAGCCGCCAGGCGGTTTAATGTGATTACTTGATAAATAGGTGATGTTGTGCAAAATGCGATCAGCGCAACGGCACCATTGTGGAGACCATATGCTGATTAATAAAAAACTGCCGAGCCCGATGTACCCAACGATAGAGATGGGTAAGCGTTCCAAGAGGAATCACTGGTTCGTGAGAGAAAAGGGTAGCGATCAGCCATATGACCAGTCCTGGTATGACTGGTGGAAGTCACGCTCTCTGGGTTTAGCTAAGAATGGACACATTGCTTGGCGATCAACCTGTATCGCAAGAAATGTTCCTGACCCGTTCAACCCACCGGATGCATTTGAAGTCGACTTCCAGGCACCTGATGGAAAGCTATATCATCTGGAATTTAAGCTCGCACCTCACGGCCCGAATAAGTAATGGGCTAATGTCTCAAGCCGCGACCCATCCCGTCGAGAAATACCTCAACCAGCAGGTCGGTTGTGTACGTGCGTTCGATACCACGATGCAGATATAAGCGACCGCGTTTATTGGCTGATGCTGTCCAGGTGCTGTCTTTATGCTTAACGAGCATACCGGGCAGGACAGCGCCGCGGTTTACCGTCTGGGTGCCGTAATGCTGATGAACCATAATCTTCTCCTGCCCAAGGCGGGCGCTGAACGTGTTCATAGTTGCCTTCATAACTGAATCGCCTCGGTGAAGAGACTGAGTTATGAATGCCCCTGAATCGGCAGGGGCTACCGGGCTTAAATCAGATAATTGTCTCTTCTACCCATCGCCTGAAGCGATGTGCCTCTGCGCTGTTTGAGCGCCTTAAGCCAGTAGATTTAGCGCTGACCCTTCTGCCTGAATGGTCGCGCCTCGGAGCTGAATCCCGGTTAAGCCAGACCGTTATCAGCAGAGACAGGATGAGCAGGCTTTGCATGCGCCTCCTGTTTGAAGCAGTGAAAATTCTTCAAATTCCTCAATGTTTGTTTTCAGTCGTCACTGTTACCAGTTACATAAATCCTCCGATGATGAATGCCGCGTCGAAAAGCGTGGCAGCGGCTTGCCAGGGAACTCATAACGTGGCTCACTCGTAAATGAACCTGGTTATGAGGCATTAAAAAACCCGCCGAAGCGGGTCTGTTTGGTGATATCGGAGTTAATAGTCGTAGTCATACGGATAGTCCTGATACTGACTCATGTCATCCGCAGGATGATCGTCAAACTCTTCAATTTCGTCTTCCATACCCACCTCTCTGTTTGTTTACCGCGCCGTTAAGTTGCGCTCTGATTTACGATGACCCGCGTTGAATAAAGCGACCTGAGGGAGGCAGCAACCAGTCTCTTCAATCGGCTTATTGCGCAGGGTTAATGTACCGGTTACCGCCTTAACAACGCGCTCTGAGCAGTCCTCAGATAAACGGGTAAAGGCGCGGTCAATGCGTTTGGCTAACTGCTGGTTGTCGCGCATAGCCTGTTGATGGCGGATAGCGCGGAGTAATTTCTTGTGCTCACGATTTGTCATGATTGCCTCCTGAAATGACTTTGGCGGTGATGTGCCAGCTGCTTATCCTCTGGTCGCCGTCATGCGGCTGCATTTCGCATCACCCCAAACCCATCTCGTTTGGTATTGTTGGCCCGAAACAGGCCTCTGGTTGTTAAAGAGCATTCACCGTCCTGGTGAGTAGTGCTTCCTGCTGATGGGGTAAGAATACGGCAGGTATTTTAAATAGTAAATACTCTGAGTATTTATTTTTGATGTTTTTTTATAAGAATATGATTATGAAAGGTATTTATTTTTTCTGGATTAGTTGGTGAGTAGGGTTGCAGCTGAGATAGTGAGAAAAGGAAGTAAGGCGCTTGATGAATGGCAATAAAAACCCGGCACTGTGGCCGGGTTCTTTTAGGGGTGCAACGTCTTGATTATAATTCCCGAGGCAATTGATATCAGTGTAAAGAATGACGCTATCGTCCAAATAATCTGGCTAACCTTTGCTTCAGAAATTTTTCTGTCTACTGTATCAGTGTTTGGCTTTTTTGCTAATGAATCTTTAATAAATTCAAGCCGTTCCAAAGCAACAGCCATATTCTTATCTATGGAATTGACAGTTAAGCTTACTGCGTTAGCCGTAGATTTTAACTCGGAAACTTCACCCTTGATGTGTGCAACTTCATTTTCAAGGATAGCTAATCGCTTCTCCATATTGTCGCCTCCATCTGATGAGTTTTCTGAAGTATCGCTTGAATTGGATGACGTGACAAGTCTTCCTGTATTGTCGCCAAATGTTGAGAAACACACACCCATGATGGCTGTAGCACTTCTCTGAGTAGTAGAAGAAAATTCTACCCCTACAGATGAACCGTCATCGTCACTGAAGGCTACAAGTAGTTTACCTCTTTTTTCTAAAGCAGGCTCTATCCCGGAAATCATTAATTTCCCCTATAATGGCCCATTTTCATAGATACTCTTTAACGATTCGTAAAACTTCCTTGCCTTACTGGACCCAAGGCTGATAGATGCAACCCTTCTTTTTTCAATTCCTGTCACCGTAAGCTCACCTTTTACATGGCCAACTACAGGATAGTTATCAAGAAAAATAAATGTCGTTACATCTTCACCCTCAACGCTGGTGCTGACGCTTACAACTGAATCCGCCTTAGCTTCAAAGTAACCAGATGCTTCTTTAACCTGTGAGGTATCAGGGATTTTTATATCTTGGGTACTCATATACCATCCTTTCACAAAATGAAAATAATAAACCCACTAAAACATATCCTCAGGCCCTGCTACGGAAGGTTTGCCGGCCCGCCAAACATGTCCACCCTATGCGTCTCTTCAAGAGATATGAACCGTGTCGCTTTGATGATTCCAGAGACAAAATGAATCTTGTCTACATCGTCTACTGATATGGTTATTGGCTTGTGTTCGCTATTTACACTTACGAACTGATAGTCACCATCACGAGTCATGTTCATGATTTTAATCATGTTATGACCGTCTTTGGTTCTGACAAACACTTCATCACCAGGGTGAACTTTAGTACCAGGCTCTATTACCACAAACTCACCAGATTGCATGCGGGGCCACATGCTGTCACCCCTGACTCTTACAGCATATGCTTTTGGATCTGAACTGTAGAAACGTAACCAACCAGCGTGAAACTCAACCATATCAATAAGCCCATCCATGCCTAGAACCGCATCGCCAACCACAGGAATGATGCCATCCCTAAGCTTCCCGGCATACTCAAGAGTATCACCGTCAAGACTCTCTGCCTGGCTTGCTACTTTGGCCGCAATTGAGGGGCTAAATTCTGATATAGGTACCGCTAAAATTTTTGCAAAACCCGATGCCATTTCAACATTCAAGGCATTTCTACCATTGAGATAATGACCTACCGCTCCCTGAGTTATGCCCAGATCATCAGCGATTGTGTATTGGGTTATCCCCAATGATTTTTTCTTGGACTCATACAAAGCCTTGAGCCTCGCGGCATCTTCAAGCTGTTCTGTCGTCAGGTTCTTTTTGTGTTCCATGCCAGTCATTCTAATACCAGCGATATTCATAATAAAAATACCCGCAATATTGAATTGTATAAATACCTGTAGTATTCTTATCCCAAGGTAACAAAGTGGAGTGTGCCTATGAATCGTATGACGCTTGCTGATTACGCCAAAATCCACGGTCAAGCCAAGGCGGCTAACGATTTTGGAGTAATTCAGTGTGCGATCAGCAAAGCAATCCGAGCTGGTCGAAACATCGTTGTAACAGTCCTTCCCGATGGGAAGGTTGAAGCTGAGGAAATCCGACCTTTCCCCAGTAATAAAAAATCTGACACCTAATTAACACGTTCTTTAAAAACCTGCGGGCTGTTCCGGCCCACCAATAACAAAACGCATCACCATGTGGTGGATGCGACTAACTAACTATTCATCAAAGGAATACTACGAAATGGAAGATACAACTTCACGCAACAAACACTCCGCACGGCATATCGAATCATGGTTACACAGCCAGATTGCTATGCGTGGCGCATCAAATATCGCTAAAGAGCTGGGAGTGGATAAATCACAAATTACGCGCTGGAAGGAAACGCTTTTGCCTCGAATGGCAATGTTACTGGCGGTGCTGGAATGGGGTGTGGTGGACGACGATATGGCCCGGTTAGCAAGGGAAGTCGCTGCAATCCTCAAAAATGAAAAACCCCAAAAGAGCGGTAACTCTTTCAGGGCTTAATTTTCACTGTGTTACGCCAACACAATCAACAGGAGATATTTTAATGCGAAAGAGCAGAAAGCACCAGGAAAAAGAAGAGATTCGGCACCCTGATTCCCCTGATGGGTTGGTGGTAGCAGCGGCCAATAACCGGGCGTTCGCCGCTCGTTTTATTGGGGAATTCAGATTAGCACTGGCAAAGGTCAGGGGGAAAAATGGGCGTCGTTAAAATTTCAGACTACAGGCCGCCTCAGGAGGCCGTGGAGCGGAAAGTGGCGAGTCTTGATGATGGGTATATGCGCATCGCTACCAGCATCGGAAAGCTCAAGCCAAAACTGAAGCTTGCAGGGCGTGAACATCAGGTACTGGATGCCGTTATTTACTGCACATTTGGATGGAATAAATCCGAGGACAGGATAACGAATACCTACCTGGCAGAAGTTACCGATCTGGATGACTCAGACGTGGCAGCGGCGCTGAATGTCCTTGCTGAGCGGAACATCATAAACCTCAGGAAAGTCGGCGGTTTTAAGCTGGTAAGTGTCAACGTCAACATCGACAAATGGCAGCTAAATAAGACCAAAAAAATAACACCCAAAATGTTGGGCGAAACCACCCAACAAGTTGGGCGAAAACGGGTTTCAAGTTGGGCGGAATCACCCGACACCCTAAACAGTCTTACCAAAGACAATATAAAAACCCCCCTTACCCCCCAGGGGGAAGAGGCGCAGGAATTCAAACCTGAAAAGCGAAAGGCCGATCGCACTGACTACCAGGCATTCCTTCAGGCTTACAACGAAGAGGTCGGCGAGCTACTCCCGCATGCTGTAGCGCTGAGTGACACCCGCAAGCGCCGACTGAAGAAACTCATCCCACAACTTAAAACACCCAACGTTGAAGGCTGGCGAGCCTACGTGAAAGCGTTTGTCTCACAGGCCAAGCCGTTTTACTTCGGACAAAACGACACTGGCTGGGCGGCGGATATTGATTACCTGCTACGTGATAAAACACTGCTGGGTGTTCGTGAAGCTAAATTTGCTGACAAGGGGATGCAATGAGACAGGATATCGAAGCCAGTGTAATCGGCGGCCTGCTGATTGGCGGACTTACCCCATCGGCAAGTGAAGTTCTGGCGACGCTCCCGGCAGAAGCATTCTCGATTTCCGTCTACCAGACAGCCTACAAAGTCATCCAGAAACACGCCGCGGTGCGAAACCTGATTGACGGACTCATGGTTGCCGAGGAGTGCGGGGAAGGGCATTTCGCCGACATCATGGAAACCGCCAGATCATGCCCAAGCGCCGCAAACCTGAAAGGCTACGCCGGGATGGTATCGGAGGCATATCAGCGTCGGCTTGTTTTACAGCTTATGGACGAGATGCGCGGGCCTATCAGCAACGGAACGCTGGACGCCACAACGCAGGCAATGGATGAGCTTGTAAAGCGTCTCGTCGCTATCAGGAAGCCGCGGTATCAGGTGCAGCCGGTACGCCTTGGCGATGTACTGGATGATTACACCGAAACGCTTGAGAGGCGCCTGAAGAACGGTGAAGAGTCGGACACCATGAAGACCGGTATTGACGCGCTGGATGCTATCACCGGGGGAATGAACGCTGAAGACCTTGTGATCATCGCTGCGCGTCCGGGCATGGGTAAGACGGAACTGGCGCTAAAGATTGCTGATGGCGTGGCTAACCGGCAGCTTCCCGGTACTGACCTGAAGCGTGGAGTGCTGATATTCAGCATGGAGATGAGCAAGCTTCAGATAGCGGAGCGAAGCATCGCCGGTTCGGGAAATATATCAGTAAGCGTGCTGCGTAATCCGGCAAAAATGGATGACGAAGGCTGGGCGCGGGTATCAAACGGGATTTGTCATCTTGCTTCGCTGGACGTCTGGCTGGTTGATGCATCAAAACTCACCGTTGAAGAAATCAGGGCAATCGCGGAACGGCACAAGCAGGAGCACCAACACCTTTCGCTCATCATGGTTGACTACCTTGGCCTGATTGAAAAGCCAAAGGCAGACCGTAACGACCTGGCTATCGCGCACATTTCCAGAAGCCTGAAGGCGATGGCGAAAGACCTTAAAACGCCGGTTATCTCGCTCAGTCAGCTATCACGTGATGTCGAGAAACGCCCCAACAAGCGACCCACAAACGCAGATTTGCGCGATTCGGGAAGCATCGAGCAGGACGCCGACTGCATCATCATGCTCTACCGAGAAGCTGTCTACGACGAGAACAGCCCCGCCGCGCCGTTTGCTGAAATTATCGTGACAAAGAACCGCTTCGGCACCCTCGGAACTGTCTACCAGCGATTCGTTAATGGTCACTTCATGGATTGCGACCAGGACGAAGCCCGGCAGAAATGCATGGAAACCCACGCACCGAAGTCCGGAGGGAAACGGTACGCAAAAGGAGCTGACGTATGAGCAATCAACCAACCTGACCAGGCCACTAACTCAGTGGCCTTTTTTACGCCAACAAACAATCAATCAACTATCCGAAGCGACGCTAAACAGCGGTTTCGGTCGGAGTGTGGGAGAAACAAATGAACAGAGAAAAATTTGAATACGAAGCAGGGAAAGCGCTGAACCTGCCGACGAGTATCATTGAGCTTGCTCGTAAAGGTGATGGATACGACCACGCATACGACAGCATGAATATCATGCAACCACTCAATGGGTGGTGGCACTGGTGGAAGGCTGGAAGAGCTGATTTAGCCGACGCCATGGACGTGCAGACGGCGCGTAGTGAAGCGCTGGCAGCGGAGAATTCGGGGCTGAAGAATGCCATTAGCTGCCATGCCGCTGGATTCACTGTTTGCGAGGCGTGCGGAGAAGAAAATATATCCGGCAATGATGATGTCTGCCGCGCCCTGAATGAAACCCCAGTCACCGATGCATTTCTGGCTGAAGTGCGCGCTCATGGCAGAACTCAGGGAATTTACTTTGTAGCAAACAGAATGCTGGCCGCTTGGGAGCATGGTTTCATCGAGAGTCCTGAAAGTGAGGTCATTGACGTGGCTCGCATGATTCTCAGCTCTGTTGAAATGCTTCCAGATGCAGAAGAAGAGGACTTTGAGCGCGATTTCGCAGATGAAATGATGGGCGTCTTAACTGACTCGCTGCGCGGTAACAGCAATGGAGGTGCGTTGTGAGCACAACCGAACTAACGCAGAGAGAGAAATTTGAGTCGTGGTGGGAGCGAGCTTATCACAATGGCAATCCACCTCGTTTTGGCTGGGAGAGATGGCGCGACGGCGAAGGTTACGAAATCGATGATGACGAACCGGAACTTGATGGAATGTGGAATGCGTGGCAGGCGGCCAGCACGGAGTTGGTAGAGGCGCTGGAGAGTGCGCAGAAAAGCAACGCGTTTCTGAAAGACCAATTATCCGAGCTAGCAAACTTCAATCCCGATTGGGACAAGCTGGAGGCAAGCTATGAAAGTTGGCGTGAAATTGCTGCTGAGTTGCTTGCAGCAAAAGGACGCATTGCTGAACTGGAGGCGCGGACGGTGACGCTGCCAGACGTTGAAAAGTGGCGACCCGTCAAAGAGGTGGTTGGCCAATACTCCTACAGGGCTTTGGTTATCAAATCACTGGCCGCCGCTGGCATCAAATGCGAAGTGAAGGGGGAGTGATGGCTGATACCACCGCAGAATGGAGTTTTTCACTCGACACTCAATGCCCGCAGTGCAAACACGTTTTCGATTTGCGTCAGGAACTTGTAGATAACGTTTCGTCTATTGATATTTGCGAAACGGACACCGTTGCTACGCGGGATTACGAGACGGCATGCCCTGAGTGTGGTCATGAATTTACGTGCGATTTTGTTTACTGAGGGCTAACCCATGACATTCACCAAAGAGCAACTAGTCAAAATCATCGAAAGCGCTGACGAAGTTATAAGCGCCTGCGATGGCACCAATGAAGATGTTCACCCTGAAAGCGACGATATGTTGCGTTTATGGGACCACCTGAATGATGTAGCCGCGCCGCCAGAAGTGGTCCGGCGTCTGGCTGAAATCGCCCTTGCCGCGCTGGAGTCCCGCGCAGATGCGGAGCCAGCCCGCGAATTTCTGCCCAAAAATCTGGATCGTGCGTTGGGGGTAGTTGGTGTGGCGTTGCCTGAGTCACGAGAGGAATTCAATTTACAGTCAGAGCGTTGGATTCAGAGGCTAATTGACCGTGTTATTCGTTACGCGGATGAGTTCAAAGAGCAGCCTGCGCCGGTAGTGCCTGGCAGCAAGGTTATCACTCCCCATTTCGATACCCTCGCACTCGATACAGCGCGCGAAATTATGTGCGATATAAACCGAAGAGGAGAACTCCTGGGGGGCGATGTCCAGTTGCTATCTAGAATCCAGTGCAGAATTGATAACGCCTGCCGCGCCGCCATGCTTGAGGGTAAAGCCGAACCTGTAAGCCAGGGTGATGAGTTGCCAGCTAAATGTTGGTGTCATACATGCCGCCCGGTGACTATGGCCGACATGCGTTTCGTTGTATGTCCTGAATGTGGTAACAAGCGCTGCCCTCATGCCAATGACCACAGGAATGTTTGCACTGGTAGTAATAAGC